CAGCAAGGATCTAATTATGACCGATACGACAAAGCCCGAAGGAAAACCCGAAGACTTGGAAAAGCCCGAAGGAAAAGATGAAAAAGAAAAAGAGGAAATGTCGGAAGACGCACAAGATACTATGCGGTCAATCGCCGACTCTATGCGTTCAATCGCCGACAGATTCGATAAAATGATGATGAAAGACGAAAATAAAGACTGGAACAAAGAAGACGGCGAAGACGAAGAACCCAAAGACTTTGTCAAAAAAGCCGATATTACCGACGAATCAGAAATGAAAGAAGCGGAGAAAAAAGAAGGCAAGAAAGACAAGAAAGTCGACGAAGAAATCGAAAGCGAAGACGAAGACGAAAAGAGAAAAGAAGGAAAGGGTATGGATACTAAATCCGTAATGCGTGAAATTTCACAACGCGATGCGCTAGCAGAAAAGCTATCAAAACACATCGGCACCTTTGACCACAAAGAAAAAACATTAAGCGAAGTGGCGCTATATGGCGTTAAAAAGCTAGGTTTGACTTGTAAACGCGGTCATGAAGAATCTATTTTAAGCGGTTTTTTATCCGCCGCTAAATTAAATCCCGCTGTGGTAATGGCACAAGATGCCGCCCCGCGATCAAGTCAAATCGACGAATACCTTAAGGGAGTTAAATAATCATGGGATTCCAATCAACTGTCTCAATTCCTCAAGGTTTTGGCGTTCCTGGGGAAATTTTCCAAACCGCTCCACAGCTCGTACTCTCTTATACTCTAGCAAGTGGCGCACAGCCTAACATTGTCGGCGCGACGGCTTACACAATTACAAGTCAAGGCGTGGCGCAAGCCGGATCAGGCGGTACACACGGATTTGCAGGTATTCTATGCTCGCCAAAAGAATACGCGCTTTATGGTACCTCAATCGGGGGCCCTCTCGCCGCCACGCTCACTCTACCAAACCAAACACAAGCCGAATTGTTGACTGAAGGCATGATGATAGTAACCTTGCCCGCCGCCGCCGCAATTGGCGACTATGTGCTGTATAACGACACTACCGGCGCATTAGCTACAATGGCCCCGGGTCCTACTTGTACAACGGGTTATAGTTTCGCTAACGCAATCGTTAGCCAATTTACTCAGGGCGTGGCCGGTTCGGCTCTTGCTGTGATTCAGGTTAACCCTGTAATCAACCCAATACCTACAAACGCATAAGGATATAAAAATCATGGCATCACCGACTAAGATTCTTACTAGTTTAGGCGCGAAAAATGTTCGTCGCTTAGAAAACTTTGACGTGGCCGGATATCAAGACCTTCGCAGGCTTGGTATCGGCATGGACACGGCTACCGTTCGCGAGTTGATGAAAAGCTCATATGCGATGGACAGTTTGCAGCCCACCGTCACGACCGCGTCAGTTAGTACGCCCATTCAGTTTTTACAAAACTGGTTACCCGGCTTCGTCTATGTAATCACAGCGGCTCGTAAAATCGATGACTTAACTGGGATTATGATCACCGGTTCGTGGGAAGACGAGCAAGTCGTACAAGGCGTTTTAGAAAGGACCGGCACGGCTATCCCCTACGGCGATCAGACTGTCGTACCTTTGAGCTCATGGAATACCAACTTCAACACCCGGACCGTTATACGTTTCGAGGAAGGTATGCGCGTTGGTAACCTAGAAGCCGCACGCGCCGCGCGTATGCTTGTAAACGACTCAGGAATGAAACGCGAGTCTTGCGCTTTGTCTCTTGAAATCCAACGTAACACGATCGGCTTCTACGGCTTTAACGCTGGCGCAAATAATACCTACGGTTTTCTTAATGATCCTGGTTTATTAGCTTATACAGAAGTCGCTACCGGAATCGCGGGCTACACCTGGAGCGTTAAAACTTTCCTAGAAATCCAACGCGACATTTTGACAGCCGTGCAAACCTTGCGCACTCAATCACAAGATATCATTGATCCTGAAGAAGTCGACTTAACCCTAGCTGTCGCAACCGACGCCGTGGATTATCTCGCTACTACTTCAGATTTTGGTATTTCTGTTCGCGATTGGATGCGTCAAGCTTACCCACGCATTCGCGTAGTGTCAGCTCCTCAGCTGAACAACGCTAACGCAGGGGATAATGTTTTTTACTTGTATGCAGATCAGATCGATGACATGAGCACCGACGGCGGTAAAACATTCATTCAACCAGTACCCGCTAAGTTTCAAGTACTTGGAGTTCAGCAACTTACTAAAGGCTATGAAGAAGACTATACTAACGCGACCGCTGGGATTATGGTAAAACGTCCATGGGCAGTGACAAGGTGGTTTAATATCTAACTAACTAATACCCAACAGGGGTTGAAACCCTGGTTGAGTATTGTTAGACTTTAGATGTAATGGTACACGACAAGCCGTAATGTGTGGTTTCCCTGCGTGTTACGGCTTTACTTTTTAGGGTTAGATATGGATCAACTTTCCGCGATTATTACATTGCACGAAGGGTTAAAGCTCAAACCGTACTTCGACACGGTCGGGAAAATGACAATCGGCGTAGGGCGTAACCTCGATGACGTGGGAATAAGTCATGATGAGGCATTTACTCTACTTTCAAATGACATCACCAACGCAACAATCCAACTTTCTCAATATCTATGGTTTGTTAAACTAGATCCGGTACGGCAAGGCGTCTTAATCGAATTGGTTTTTAATATTGGCATGTCGAGATTTCTACAATTTAACGACATGATCGCCGCTCTTAAAGTCTTAGACTATACCAAGGCATCAAATGAGTTACTTGATAGCCTGTGGGCAAACCAGGTAGGTCATGATCGGGCGAGTAATATGGCTCGACGTTTACTATTAGGTAGATATCCGTGAGGAAGCTGCAAGCCCCGCATCAACCTAATTCTAAATGTTTTGAATGTTCAAATTTCGTACCATTCACCGTGTGGTTTGAATATCCGTACGTGCGCGATATCGACAAGCAATATATGCGATTTGGTTTATGCGAGCTTTGTCTAGTTAAAGCTCTGGCTCTGATTCAGTCATAACCACAACCCCCGCACCTGCAGCCGCTAAAGCTAACGCTAAAATAATAGCCTGCGTTTCTTTCTCATGCTTTTTAAGAAGCTTGATCGCATCGTTATAGGCTTTAGTAAACGGATCTGTCATTTCGGGGCCTCGCATGTAGGAATAGGCGCCACTGTAGGATCGTGGCCAACATTTAACGCGAGTATATCACTAATGACCTTGACGGTTTGGACAATCGGATCGTCGCTATCGTGTGGTACTACGGTCGATAATGCCGAAGCGAAAGCGATGATATACGGGATCAAGTGTATTAAAAACCCTTTTTTCTTGTCCATAATCTCGCCCTCGATGTTTTGATAGCTTAAGTATAGGTGCTATACTTTGCCTTGGCAGCCGAGTACCAAAACGGTATAACTTACGGTCGATTTAAGGAGCTATCCCCATGACCCATTATGTAACATCCACACATACGAATTCGATCCAATATGCCGAATTCGATAACAACTGCAATAAAAACCACAATGTGATCAAAAAGCGCTTTGTAATCCAAGGCGGTCATGGTCTTGCAAATAAGCATTTTATTACACCTGAGGGCGTTGTTACCCGTGTGGAAAGTGATGAGGATATGGAATGGTTGATGGGTTTGCCCACTTTTCAAAAGCACATTAAAAAGGGTTTTATCCGCGTTATGAAACGCAAAGAAGACCCAGAAAAGACCGTTAAGCGCGATATGAACGACACCGACGGATCTGCACCTAAAACGCCCAAAGATTATATTAAAGTCGAGGGGGCCGAGAATACCTATCGCGCCTTTGGTAGCATGGTATGACAACCCCTTGCCCCGCGATATTGACTTATGACGATGCGCTTTTCCGGGCGCAGTGCCCGGCATATTCTAGTTTCCATCGTTATCCGATGGCTACATTGCAAGCTTTTTGGACCACTGCGACTTACTACATGAGCGACGTGGGGAACTTTGGGCCACTATGTTGTGATGCCCGCCAAGCCGGGCTAAACTTGATGACGGCGCACCTAGTCTATATTTCGGGGCTTATCGCAGAGCGACAAGTACCCTATGTAATGACGGCCGCGACAATTGATAAGGTGCAAGTTACCACAGTCCCACCCCCATTGAAAAATCAATGGCAGTGGTGGATGCAGGTCAGCCCCTACGGTCAACAACTATGGGCCATGCTGCAGGTCAACTCAGCCGGTGGGTATTATATCGGAGGTAGTCCTACTTTAGCCGCATTCCGTGGATACGGGGGCCCGTATGGCTATCAGTACTTTCAATGATGTTTTGATTAACCTCGACAAAGCCATCGCGGCGCTTAATACCGATAAAGTATTGCGTGTGGGATGGGTTGAAAATAAGCGATATGAAGACACGGGTGAATATATTGCAACGGTAGCCGCACAAAATGAATATGGCGCTCCACATCTTCACATACCTGCGCGCCCATTTATGGGCCCGGCGATTGCAAATAACCGCACCAAGTGGATGAAAATCATGGAGCGGGGAGCGGGGGAGGCAGTTATGGGTAACACTGATATAACTCAGGTTCTTAAAGAAATTGGGGAAGTCGCAGCCGGGGATGTGAGAAAATCAATTGAATCCGTGGTATCGCCTCCTTTATCTCCTGTAACAATTGCTAATCGATTACATAAATTAACTAAGAAAAAAGTAACTAAAACACTCACTAAGCCCCTTATTGATACCGGTATTATGTTTGCCGCGGTTACTAGTGCCCTGGAGTCCGAATAGTGAATATACCCGGACAAAATTTATTAAGAATGGCGTTAACGATGGTAGCCCGTCAGGGACTTACATACTACAAATTTGCTAGTCGCGCTCTTAATGATCTGGGCCAAGACGTTACTACATATCAACCGGGCGTAACTATTCATGGAAGTTGGCAGCCGGTCCCACGTAATCTATACATGCAACATGGACTAGATTTCCAAAAAGACTATTACACTTTCTACACCTCGCATGACCTTCTCGATTTAGACAGAGACGTAACAGCCGACCAAGTCGCTTTTGAGGGTCAGTTATTCCAAGTCGAATCCGCTAACGATTGGTATGCGCTCGATGGGTGGAAAGGCGTTTTGTGTGTTCACATAGGCCCCGATATCGAACAAAAAGGGATTTGGGGATTTGGTACCGTCCCCGCAACTAACGACTATCAGAACTTCGGTCATGGTAACTTTTTAGGGACGGATGAAAATTGAGCCAAACCGATAACACCCTAATTCAACTATTTTTGC